CGTCGGCAACCACAATCGTGCCAAAGCTGCTTGCACCTCCAGCCCCCCCATCCGCTCCGTTGAGCATACTTTCACCAGCAGTCGTTCCAGCCGCTTTCGTGTAGGAGGTACCCGCGCCCCCGATTCCTTTGGCGCCGACTCCAATGGTGACAGTCCCAAGATTGCCGACATAGGTTTGCGGAGCATAAACAAGCGCGCCTCCACCGCCGCCTGCTCCACCCATTGCATAGATAACGTTGGACGCAGTGCCAATCGCAACTGCTCCGCCGCCGCCGCCGCCTCCTGCAGCAAGACAAAGAATGTCTACATACTCAACGCCACTTGGTCTAACCCAAGTTGTTCCACTCGTAAATGTTTCTGAAATCAAGAATGACTGCGAGCCGCCGCCGCCGCCTGCGGTTGAAGTTTGCAGCAGGATGCTGTTGATGTGAACCTTCACCGTGCTTGTGACGGCTGCGGTTGTAGTCAGCGTGAAGGTCAAGTCCACATACTGCGCCGCTGCGTTCACGATGGCCGTGCCGCTCGTGGTGAATCCGCTGAGTGAAGTCCAGGTGGCATTGTCAGCCGCCGTGCCGATTGTGAACGCGCTGAGGCTGGTGTTCGTCGCGTCAAAGTATTCCGCGCTGAGCGTCAGCGCCCATTGAGTCGTGCCAGCGTATGCGTTGACCTTCTCAAGACTTGCCAGCGCCTTCTGGCGCAGGTCAAAGTTGGAGTCGTTGAGCAGGTAGGAGCGCGTCTTGATGGCAATGGAGTCGGTCGCTGAACCCGCTGTCGGGTCAATCTCAAGCGCCCAGGTCTGCGCCGTCTCATCAAAGACGGTGGTCGCAAACATTCTGCCTTCGCTCAAGTCCTCAACGCTCCAGTACGGCAGCGCGTTGGCGTTGTCTACGATTGGCGACGAAGGGTCTGGCGGCAGGATGTTGAACGATGGATTCGGCAGGAAGTAGAGCGCCTGCGAGCGCGCCGCAATGCCGAGCGGCGAAGCGCCAAACTCTGTGTCTGCGGTGACGATGGGGTTGCCACTATCGTCAAAGACTCCACCTGAGTTGTTGCCGACAAGTCCGCTGTCTGATCCGATGCGTGCCATCTACTTGCCTCCGCGCTTGACTGTGTTCACAAGATTGTTCGGGTTCCTTCGGTTGAAGGTGATTGTAATGACTTGGAAGAATGACCGAGGCTCAAGGCTCCAGTCCACCTGCTCAACGCGATACAGGCCGTTGAGTCCAAGTTCAGGAGCGACGATGCTCACGAACTGACCAGGCTCCCACCGCTTCTGCAAGGCAAAGGTTGAGGCGCCGGTCTGGTAGTAGCCAGCCGAGAATCCGTCGGCATTGTGCGCCACGTCTCCCGCGCCGCGCAGAGTGAGGGTGCCTGTGAGCAGCGGCTTGTGCCGCTCAAGGAAGTAGGACTTCGCAGCTCGCTGCACCTGATTGTCCACGCTCTTGGCTGCGGTCGGGTAATCCACCACGTCGTCAAAGATCGGCGCGTTCTTGCGCTCGGTGAATCCTGCGCTCGTGTAGTTCACCACCTTCTTGACGCCAGCCCCGCTTTGCGCGCTGATCTGAAAAAGCGCCTGCTTGGTGGTCTGGTGGTCATAGTTCAGACTCAGGCTGTAGGGAAAGATTGTTGCGGCTGCGGTGGTCGTGTCTGGGTCTGCCGTGCCGCTTGTGATGATCTTGTACGGAGCAGTCGCGTAGGTCGGGATGGCCGTCGCATCCACGAGGCGATAGTTGAGCCTGCGGTTCAAGTCGATGTAGTAGCGGCGTTCCTTTGAGTCCTGCCCTCCGTAGACTTCCACGATTGCGTCAAGCACTGAGCGCAGTGTTCCAACTGGGATCGCCACGCCAGTGTCGGACGCGGCATCAACCGAGGAGACAATCTGCGTAGTCGTGCTAGTTGCGAGCAGACGCTGCACCGCTGGCGACTTCTTCTTATAGGTTCCGACGATGCCCAGCACCTTGCGGACGGCATCTCCCTCGTCCTCGCCGCCTGTGATCGGAATGACTGTCTGTGCCTGAGTGCCACCAATCGGGGTGATAGTGGCGATTCCGCGAATCTCACCGCCGCTGAAGGTTTGGGTGAAGTTGAGAGAATCGCTCAACTTGACTTGGAGAACTGTGCTGCTCACCCTTGTCACGCTTGATCCAGTGAAGACCGTGTTGATCTGATTCTCGGCCTTCGCGCTCGTTGCGCTGACCCCACGAATCTCAACGGTGTCCCCACTGCTCAATCCGTGAGCCGCTCCGCTGGTGATTTGGATTTGCACCAACTGCTTGCTCTTTGACTTGAGTGCGATGGAAGTGATCGTGCGCCAGTTATCACCCTCAGCATTGCTGCCTGAGTTGGCGTAGGTGAACTGGTCATCGGCAGGCGTGCCGTTGATGGTGAAGGTTCCGTTGAAAGAGGTTCCAGCGCCACCGATGACGCTGGCAATCTTGACCTGCTGCCCGACGGCATAGCCGTGGTCGGTGCTGGTGGTGACCGTTGTCGTATTGCTCACGCGGTCAAAGCCGCCCTCGCCTTCTGGCTCTCGCGCCTGCACCGGCTGACCAAAGACCACGAGCTTGTCAAGGATGCTATTGACCTCCTCGATTGAGACGTCGGCAATCGTTCCTTGACCTGAGCCGTTGATCCTTGCCGCGATGCCAGAGATGACGCCGATGAAGTAAAGGTCAGCGTCGGTCGGCGCTGAGCCTGTGGCAACTTTGTAGAGCCTGATCCGTGCCTGGTCTGGGATCAGCGTGAACCACGGCCCATCGCTCGGCGTGTCGTCTTGCATCACCGTGAGGCTCATCGAGGAGGTCTCTCCGTCTCCCGCCGCGCTCATCTGCATTGACTCTGGATCTACATAGAGAGCCGCTTCCCGCGCAGTTCCTTGCGCGTAGTTGATCAGCGGGTTGAGCAGGTCCTGTGATACGCAGGCAGACCCGACGGTTGCAGTGCCAGCAGAGCCAGCGGCTGAGAAAGTGAACGCCGTGCCGCTTGTCACGGTGACCTGCGCGACTGTGTTCATTGAGGTCCCAGCAGCTCCAGCCGCGCCTTCCATTTGCACATAGGCTCCTGAAGCAAGACCGTGTGCTGAGGAGGTCGTCACCGTCACCGTTGAGGAGACGCGGACCGCCGTGGCTACTTGCGGAAGATCAACGAAGAAACTGAACGGCGCGGTCGCCATCGTCAGCGCCCGCTAGTGCGTGAGCCAGTGGCTGCGTTGGTTTGTGAACCGAGCACGGTGTTCGTCGTCTTGGCGATCACTCGCCCATCCAGGTAGAGGTTTGTGTTGCTAGTCACGCTCATTGGCGTGCCGCCGCCACGGTTCATTGGATTGACAAAGGACTGACCGCCGTATCCTGCGTCAGCAGCAGCCGTGTCCAGCGCTTGGAGGCGCTTAGGCTGACCGATGCCGATGAACTTCAAGCCTGCGACGATTGCGTCAATGATCAACTTGATTGAGAATAGCAGCGCCTTGAGTGGGAATAGCGCGATCTCTAGCGCGCTGATTGAGCCTTCTCCAGTGTCAAAGATTGCAAAGAGCTGTGCGAATGAGTCAACCAGAGGACGCACAAACTCGTCCAGCAATCCGTTGATGAGCGGTCCGAGGTCTTCCATCAAGTCCTCAAAGGCAGGTAAGGCTGTCTCAGTCAGGAAGGCGAGCGCCTCGTTCACGACTGGCAGCAACTTCGCACCGAAGGTCTCAATGGCTTCGTTGAAGCGAATCTGCGCTGCGGCGAACTTGCCGCTCGTGCTGTTGGCGACCTCCTCAGCCACGCCGAGATACTTCTCATCGGCGGCTCGCAGAATGTCCTTGAGCTTGGCGCCCTTCTCGACCTGGATGCCGAGTTGCATCAGACCGCGTGTGCTACCCGCTGCTCCACGTCCAAGTGCAAGCATCACGGTGCTGAGATCTTTGCCGGTTGCTGCCGCAATGTTGGCGGCAGTGGCATTTGCACGCAGCAGGTTCTCTTGATTCTTGAAGAATCGTGACCCGATCTCTAGCCCATCACGAACCTGATCGTCGGTGAATCCGAGACGCTGCATCGCCTTGATCTGCTCATCAACCTTCGGGCTGAGTTTGTCCATCTCAAACCCACGTGCCTTGAGTGCAGCGTTCAGCCTGATGGTGGCTTTCTCATCCTCCGCTGCGGCCATCACCGCATTGGCTGCGAAGGCGACCAGTGCTGCACCGGCTGCAATCGCAGCTGCGCCAATAGCCTTGAACGCAGTGCCAGCGACGCCTCTCAGCCTGCCCATTGCCTTGCCGATGTTGCCCATCGGCTTAGTCGCAGCGTCCTTCGCCGCGATTACAAAGTTCGCTGAACGGTCAGACCCGAATGCCATTTATCTACCTCGCTTGAACTTCAGGATCGTCCTGCGGAATGCGTCGTTGTTGAAGAATGATTCTACCGTCTTCGCCATCGCTTCCATCGCAGTCTTCTGGTGCGCTGCGTTCTTGGAGACTCGCGTCACGAATGGATTGGCTGGAACGGCCTTGACTGCCTTCGGTCCGTTCTTAGTCTGACGCACGCCGCTGATCCCAGAGGTCACGAACCAGCGATACCACGCTCCACCACTTCCACCATCTCGGCTGCGTCCAGCCCTCGGACCGACAACCGCAGCCGGTGTGCCGAAGCGAGCGCGGCGTGCAGTGACCGACTTGCGGAGGCGTCCTGGCGACTTTGTGGTTCTGCCGACTGGAGCCTCGGCTCGCATCGGCTTCACCATCGTCCGAGCTGCGTTCAGGGTCGCAATGCTCAGGAGGCGCTTGTAGGCGCCAGGGTTCGCGCCTTCAAGGAATCCGAGCTGCAATGCCTTGTAGTTCGAGTCCACGTTGAAGGAGATCGTCAGTCGGTCAAGCGAGTTAGCGGCCATTCTTCTCCTTTGGCTGAAGGTCGGACATCAGCGCAAGTGTACGAGCGAAGTCCTCCGCCTCCCACTCCAGAACCTCGTGTGGTGGGATGTGGAACTCTTTGGCGATCAGGTGCGCTGCGATCAGCGGATGCGGCGAGATTGTCCGACCCGCCGCCAGCCGCTGGGCGTCGAGCCTTATCGAGGGGGGAGTGCTGCTACCGCGTCGCTCCACTTGGTGATCGCATCGCTCAGCGCGTCCATTGGTGCATCAAGCACCTCTGTCGCCGGCTCGCCATCTTCGGTCAAGAAGTTGTGCTTGATCACAAGTTTCTGCAGTGCGTTCAGTGCGCGCTCGGCGCTCCCGCTCTGCAGCTCGATGAAGACGCGAGCAGGGACGCCCTCTGCCTTCATCGTGGCTGTCCAGCCGTCAAACGGCGCGGACAGGGTGATCTCTACGGTGCGGAACTGTGGCTTGCTCTGGCTCATCTAGCCTCCTCCTTCTCTGCTACTAGGTTGAACTTACGGAAGCGCCGCCAAGTCGCTGTTCACAAGGATGCGAAGGCTCTTCGCGCTCACCGTGTCGTAGACCAGCGTGCCAGTCACGGCCATCGTGGTCAGCCCATCTTCAGCGCCAGCCATCTGCTGCACTTCGGTTGGGACGATCATCGCCATAATGTGCGCGCTGTAGGTGCCGTTGCTCCAGCTCAGGCGCACGCCCTTCGGTGTTGCCGCCTTGTATGCGTCGTACCACGTGCTCACTGCCGAAGCGGTCGAGGAGACCGTCATCGTCAGCGTGCCGCTGAATGGGTTGCTCTCGCTGTGCGTGCTGAACACGGACGTGCCTGCAAGGTACGCCTGGCGCGTGATGCCTGCGTTGAACTCCAGTGAGAAGTCGAGCAGGTATTCGTATGCCGTGCCGTCAGCGGTGCCTGGGAAGGTGCTGCCGTGCTGGAAGGCGTTCCAGAGGCGTCCTGACATAAACGGCGATGTTGGCGTGCCATCCGCAAGCGTCGCGCTGTTCTTGGCAATCTGCTGCGCGAAGAGTGAGGCGCTCAGGTTCGTCAGTCCGTTGCGGTCTGCCGCAATCGTGATTGACTCAGCGAGGCAGTAGTTTGCAACGTACTGCTGCTGACCATCGGTTGCCACGAGCGAGTAGGAGGTTGGCGAGTTCGCCGCCGTCATTGAGTAGTCGTAGTCCCACTCGTATGGCGCAGCGGTGCCTGAAGGTGCGTCGGTTCGTGTCATTGAGAGCCAGAGCGGAAGTTCACCGACGCTGACCGCAGGAACGGTGGCGCTGAGTGTTGGCTCAACAGAAACGATTGTGCCGGTGGAGCCGATGAGCGGGTTGCGAAGTGCAACGGATCGCTCGGTTCCGAGTTCAATCGTCGTGCCTTCGGAGATGACGCCAGTTGGCGTGACGAGCAGCTTGCGGCCGCCAGAAGTCAGCGTTGGGATGGTTCCAGGCGTCGCTTCCTTGAAGGCGACGAGTTTGCTGAACAGGACGTTGCCTGCGGATGCGGCTGGCATTATTCGTTCTCCTTGTCGTCTTCAGCCGCTGGTGCGGCACTTACTCGTTGAGCGATTCCTGCGGCAATCCACGCTTCCGCGAGGACGGCTGGTGCGCTGATTGTAGACCCATCAACAGGCAAACCTCCCACGAACTCGCCTTGTGGAAGCGAGCCAGGGATGTAGCACACGTCAATGTGGCTGATGATCGGGTAGGTCAGAGGCTTATGCGCTGGCACTGATCGCCTCCACGGATGAGACCTCGACCGTCGCAGAGATGGTCAAGAAGTCTTGGTCACCCCACGTGTCGGTGCCGATGTTCGTAGAGGTCACGCTTGCCTGCGCCACGGCGTCGGTGTTGTTCAGCGTCACGCCGTCAATGAGCGAGTCCCTGAGCCACGTGCGCCAGACCATCAGGTCGGCGTACTTGCGGCCAAGGTCAGCCTGCGGCTGAATGTAGATGACCACGTTCAGCGTCAGCACGACTTGGCGATTCGCTGCGCCGTAGCTGATGGTGTCGTCGCCTGGCACGATGACCGCAGCTGGGACCACCGCGAGGTTGTCTGGTGGGAATGCGTGGACGGTGCGAAGCGTGTAGCCGGATGGCTTGGAGATTGCCGTCAGGTGCGCGGCAAGTCCTGCAATGATTGTCGCGTCGTTGAAGCTCACCGAGCCAGACCTTCGCGCCTGCGGTACGCCTCTAGCAACACTTGCGCTTCAGGATGCAGTGCGCGTGTCTGTCGCAAGATGCCGCCGAGGTCTTGGCTGCCGATCACGCCGAACGGTGAGGTGCGGCTCGACCAGACTGCGCCAGCCTGGATGATTGCGGCTTGCTTCACGGCGCTTGGCACTGCGGGCCATCCGAAGACGCCGACCACCTTGACGCCGCGATAGACGTCGCGCGGGAAGTTGCGCGGCCACGTGACCGACACGTCAATCTCGTTGTAGGGCCAGCCGTCAAGTGCGGCGTTGCCGGGTGCGAGGTTGTAGTCGGTGTTTACGGTCCACGTGGTCTCGTAGGTGCCGTTGCCGTCGTCGTCAGTCGTAAGTGATGAGATGCTCACAAGGTCATCAACGAGCACGTACTTGTAGT